ATAACTCCGATTTACAAAAAGATATAATACACATCTATAATAATGAGTTCTGTTCAGATGATGAAGTTAAATCTTTAATGTTTATTGATTCAAAAGGATATGAAGTTCCAGTAAGAGCATTAGCAGAGGTAACAACTTGGAAAGAAGAGGCTATAAAAGATATTGGTGGTGAAGACGCATTTAACCAAGAGTATGGATTAAGATTTATTAATGCAAGTAAATCACTTTTAAGTGAAGCAATAATTGATGAGTTACTGAAAAGTAAGAAAAATTATATATCAGAAGAAATATTTGAGTTTAATAAGTTGAAATTTAGCTACAAAGACTTAAAATGGATTGACGATGATGATATTTTTATACCAATTAAAAGAAAAGAGTATAAATTTGTAATATCTGTCGATATATCAGAAGGACTGGGACAAGATTACTCAGTGATCAATATATTTAAGATAACAAATAAATCGAGAGAATTAATAGAATCTCAAAGAGCTTCTTATAAATCTATAGTTGACTTTTTCAGATTAGAACAAGTTGGTATATTTAGAAGTAATTTAGTATCAGTTAAACAGCTGTCAGAATTTTTATATGTTTTAGCATTTGAGTATCTAAATCCGGAAAATGTTAAAATTGTATTAGAGTTGAATAACTATGGAAATACTTTACTCGCCGAAATGCCTCACGTTTTAGAGGGAAATAATGAATATGGTTCTGCTATCTTTGCTAGATACAAACATAGAGTAGATGCAACTGAAGAAAAAGTAGGTCTAAAAGTAGGAGAAAATAAAAACTTAATGGTTAAGGATTACCAAGACCTAATGTTATCAAAAGGATTCTCTATAAATAACGAAGAAACTATAAGAGAGATAACAACATTTGTTAAACATACAACAACATCAGGGAATACAAGATACGCAGCTGATGTTGGACATGACGACTGTGTTATGACCATTGTGAATACAACTTCTATTTTTCCTAAAAATGAATATAAGGAAATGGTAGAAGAATGGGCCAATAAAAATACTGATAAAGAATTATTAGCCTATATCAACCATTGTTTAAATAATATAGATTTTGTAGAAGGTGTAGATTATGGACAAGTTCTAAAAGTTAGAAAACAGTTTATGAACCGAAACAAAAATACTTATAAAAGTGGGGATTGGTTTGGTAGAAAGTTATGAGTTAACTTCCATAGTAACAGATAAACCGGCAGTTTTCAACTTTTCTTTCATAATTGAAATTGTATCATAATCACCATACTTAACATCACATTTACCGTTAAAGTGTACGATATGAGCACATTGAGAAGCTTGTTCTTCATCATGTTTACATATTTTCATAAGACAAGTTATAACCCAATCAAATGTATTATAATCATCATTATGTAAGTCTAAACGATATGGTTTAGATAGAATTTCTTCAACTTTTGATTCTGTTTTTTTCTTAGTAATTGTAGCCATATACTATTTATTAATTTTTAATTGTCTTTGTTGTCTTATTCTTAACGTCTACAATTGTAACATCACAAGGTTGTTCTTTCGCCCATTCCTCAAACTTAACCAAATGCTCAAGTCTATCATCATACATAACAAAATGATCACAACCGGTCTTTTCAATCATTTCCTCAAAAAGAGTTGTCTTAAAAATATAGGTGTCTCCGCCCCAGTTCAAGTGAACTTCATCAAATGATAAGTTATGTTGATTTAAAATCTTATCGATATTCTCTCTCATACCAATGACTTTTTTTAGTCGACCAGTAGCCATAATAAGATAAGCATCTTGATCAGAAACCGCATCTAAGTATCTTTGGTAAACCCATTCGTTTTTTGGAACAGAAAATACATCACTATCTAAAGTTTCTGCTTTACCCCACCAACCGTTATATGGCCAAGATAATCCTGTAGTTTTTTCCCAATATTTTTTCCCCTCAATGTGGTCAGGCGTGTGACAAAGTGTATCGTCGAAATCAAATGAATATAATGTTTTGCTCATGTCTGTTTATAATAACTATTTTACAAATATAATCAAAAAAGTTTATAAAGTGATTATATTTTTAATATATATCCTAAAAATTTTAACAAATTATGAGATCAGACATAAAATCAATAGCACTTTTAGTTCTTACAGGTGCTTGTATTTTGTTCTTCGGAATGTGGTTCTTTAAGGGTTCTGAATATAAAGATAAAATTAAAGCTCTGGAAAATGAAAACAAAAAAATTGAATTGGTAAGAGATTCACTTAAAGCGGCAAACGCTTCTTTAAAATTAGATTTTGATAAAAAACAATCTGAAATTGACAAAAGAGACCAAAAAATTAAATTAATTGAATCAGAAATATTAAAAGCTAAAAAAGATTTACAGAAAGCAACAGCTCAAGTAGAAGAAGATAAAAGAAGTCTTAAAGAAACAAAGGATAAGATAGAGAAATTGAAAAGGAATCCTATTAAAAGAGAAGATGACGAACTAATAAAATCTCTTAAAGAAAAATTAAAAAATTAATTATGAAAAAAATACTAATAACAATGATGTTGGTACTTTCATCAGTACTTGCATTCTCACAAATTGACTATCCAAGAATAGAAAGAGACTCATTGGGTCAAAAAGTTGTTGTGATGACAATTGAGCAAGTTCAAAAAATTGATAATAATTTAGAGATTTTACAATTAATGGAAAAGGCACAATTGGAATGTGATAGTCTAAACTTATCTTATATAAGAGTAATAGATAATCAAAATAGACAAATTTCTTTATTAGAGATAGATATTAAACATCTAAAAGAACAAATAAATTCTAAAGATGAGCAAATTACAAATCTACAAAAAAGATTATCAAATTCCGAGACAACTAATAAATTATGTGAAGATCAGAAGTTAAATTATGAAAAACAAGTTGATATACTAAAGGACGAAGTAAGAAAGCAAAAAAATCATAAAATAGTAGGATTTATAGTTGGAGGAGTCGGTACACTAGGTGGTATATTACTAGCAATACTACTAAACTAAAAGATATAAAAAATGAGTTTTTTAACTTAATATATAATCTATAAAAAATATTCAAATACAAATGAAGCATATTAGAACATATGAAAATTATCGTGTTAAGAAGAACAGAGAAGAGATTATCAAAGAATCAGTTCTTCAAGTAAACGATATCTATAAAGTTAAAACTATGATTGATATTCCTCAATCTTTAATCAATGCTTATGTTAAGAAGGTAAAGGATACAACTGGTAAAAACTTACGTCAATTCTTTGGTGATGTTGATATCGCAGAAGAAATCGTTAAATATATTAACATGAACAACTTAGATGTTGAGAAAATACCTGGTGGAGCTATAATGGGCGGTGCCCAGGGTCAAGTACAAGGTCAGGGACAAGCTCAACCACAAGTACAAACTGAAGGTGAAGCTCAACCACAAGCTCAAACTCAAGAGGTACCTCAAGCTCAACCACAAGCTCAACCAGAGGCTCAACCACAAGGACAAGCTCAACCACAAGCTCAAACTCAAGAAGCACCACAAGGTGAATTCGAAGAACCACAAGCTCAAGGACAGGCTCAACCACAGGCTCAAGGAGAAGGACAAGCTCAACCACAAGGACAGGCTCAAGGACAAGCTCAAGGACAAGCTCAAGGACAAGCTCAAGGACAAGCTCAAGGTGAAGAAGAGGAAGAGGAAGAAACTGAAGAAGGTGAAGAAGAATTACCACTTTAATCTATATTAAAAATTAAATATTAAAAAATGAAAAAAGTAAACAGTTTTAGATTATTTGAAAGTATCAATTATGGATCTTGGATATCTTGTGATGAACAACTTCCAGATGAAAATGAATTTATTTTAGGATATTGTGGTCCTTATAATGAAATACAAAAATCCGCCCCACATTGTGATGTAGTTAGATTAACACGATTACAAACTACAGGAGGGTCTTATTCATCTAATAATAAAAAAGATTATGAATGGAAAACTTTTGGTCCTAAAACATATTTTGGCCAAGAAATAAGTCACTGGATGCCACTTCCACAAGTTCCAAATTAAAAATATAAAATATTCAAGGATTAAAACCCATCAAGAAATTGATGGGTTTTTTATTTAATATATATGTTATGAAATTCATTAAAACATTTGAAAGTTATAATGCTGATACACTAATCATAATTGATGTACAGAAATCATTTAAGAAATTCTTTTCGGAGATGTATCTAAATGAGTTGAAAAAATATTGTAAAAACTTTCAAAGTGTTTATCAAATATGGGACAATCACGTCGATGGTAAGAACGTAGATAAAGATTATCTATATGATGACAATCCTGATATCCCTGTTCACAAAGATCTTTATCACTTTCCAAATCAAAAAAAACTTATAGAAAAAAGATATAACTATGACGTTGATGCTGATTTCTATAAAAAGATTTTAGATAAAGATGTTTATGATAAAATCAGTAAAATGGAAGAAGAAAAATCATTAAAGAAAGGTGATATCTTCAATACTAAAGAAGGAACTATTATTACTTTTATAAACAACAATCATGTTTGGTTCCATTGTCCTATCAAACTTTATGAATTATTAATTTCACTAAAAGGCAGAGAAGTTACAATTGTTGGAGGTGCTGACTCTGAATGTTTAGAAGATGTAGTTACAACTGCTGAAAGTATTGGAGTTAAAATTAAAAGAGATTATAAGTATATTTATACTGCTAGTAGTTGTCCTATTTAATTACTTTACAAAAGCATCAACTTGATAACCATTGAGTGTAAAGTTAACAACCATAATCTCCTGATGTCTTTCCGGGTCTTCTAAAAATTCAACTGATAGTTCATATTCCAAACCATCTATTTCTGGAATATAATCAGCTATTTGTGCTTTTATATCAGCTTCAACTGACTCCGAGGATATTCTTGTTTCATGTAGTAGTTTAACAAGGTCAGCTCCAAAATTTGGATCTCCCAATAACTCACCTTTATTAGTGAAAATAATAACCTCATATTTTTGAATAACAACTCTAACCACATCATCTTCTATGATATCAGGAGTTCTGTATAAAGGATGACCAGGATAACCAATATAAAAGTCTATAAAATTAAAATTACTCATAAACTTATATATTAAATATACTATCTACTAATTATATCTCTAATTTTACCGATGATAGTCATTCCTAAAATTATAGGGTCAGTATTAGTTTCTAATTTAGAAGCATAGTCAGATACAACATAGTTACACTCAAACATTTTATTAACATCTGATTTTTTCTCTTGTATAATCCAATCAATGAATGGTGTTCCCAATAATGAAATCATATTATCTATTTTCTCAGCCCCAAATGACGACATTAAAAAATGATACACTTTCTCATAATCATAAGAATCGTCATATATCATATTATATAACTCTAACTTTACTTTATTAGAAACATTCTGACCAGATGAAGAAACCTCTCCAGTTTCTATAAAACTCTGTACCTCGACCATTATAGATCTAAAGTCTGGAAACTTCTTAGTAATAATAGAAACTAAATTATCTTTTGGAATCTCACTTACTTCTTTTGGTAGAATAACATTATTGATTCTCTTATAAATTTCTGTTTTAAGATACTTCTCTTCATCCACATTCTGACAATCAAAATCTATTTGAGGTATTCTTGATTTAATTCCATCAGAAATCTTATTGATGTGATTGGTTGTTATAATAAACCTAACATTCTTATTATACTTTTCAATGAATGCCTTGAAAGCATCTTGGAATTGAGCAGATACTCTCTCAAACTCATCTAAGAAAATATATTTAATATCAGAATCACTAGACATCATTGGAGTAAACTTACAAAAGTCTTCTATCTCATTTCTAAGAACATCAATAGATGTAAATAACGAACTATTCAATTCTAAAAATGGTTTATCTTTTGTATATTTTCCAATTAGTATTCTAGCTAAACTGGTTTTACCGGTTCCATAGTGACCATAGAATATATAGTTTTGATTAACTCCATTCTCAAATTGTTTTCTGATACGAGGAAGTAAAATGATATCCTCTAATGTTTTGGGTCTCCATCTCTCCCACAATAATAATTTATTTAAACTCATATAATTAATATTCAATACTAGTGAATATGTTTTATGAAATGTAAGACAAAAGTTTTTATATATATCCTAACAATTTTTATAAACTATGATAGGAGACAGATTTAATTTCGAGGACGTATTTTTCAGAGACTTAACGGTTTGTGTATTAGATACATTAGAAGGACAAGTAAAATGGGTAAATAAATTTACATCAGGTGATGTGTTTGTTCAGGTACCATTTTATTACTCACTAACAGGTGATGAAAGATTCTTATTAGACTCATTTCAAGATGATATAGTATCCGAAAATAGATTTGTTGAACTAAATACGGATACTATCCCAAGGGGTCATTTAACAATGACTGGATTTAATATAAAATCAGACGAGTTTGCCAATCCAAATGTTTGGTTGAGAATGGTAGTTGAGAATGAATTAGAAATAAGAAAAGTTCTAGCAAAAGTAAGAGCTATTCCAATATCAGTGACTTATGATTTGACAATTACTTTATCAAATGAGATTGACACTTTCAAATGTAGTCAAGCTATTATGGATACTTTGTGGATTTATAAGTTTATGTATTTTGAACACAACTTTATGAATATAGATGCTGTTATTCTAATGCCGGATACAAATCAAATTGAAATGTCGAGAGAAAAGAATTTATCAAGTGATAATAATATCACATTAAAAGCTTCTTTCACAGTTGAGACTTACTATCCAGCATTTAGAAAAGATAGAATCAGTGCTACTGGATATCCAACATCTTATGGCGATGATAACATAACTAGAGATCTAAACGAGTATCCAATAGAAGATGGATTCTCAGATTTATTTAGACAACCACCATATGGAAATGGAGTTGGAAATGGATTCCCTAATGTATATCAAGGAGGACCTCCAGGATATCCACGTCCTTATCCACCTTTTGGACCAAATGTTGGTGGTGATGAAATTGTTATAACAGGATCAGGTGTTGGTTCTGGAGGTGGCACAGGAGGAATAGGAGGAACCGGTGGAGGTGGCGTATGGCCGATTGGTTACACATCTAGTTGGTTCCCAGATAGTAATCCGGGAGGTGATGGAGTCGCTCAAACTATAGTAAATGGTCAATACCAAAGTGATCCTGACTACTTTATGACAAATCCTCGAAGAACTAGATGGTTTAGTAATATACTAAGAGCTAGGGAAAGAGCAGCTGCTGGAACTAGTAATCCAAATGCCGGAAATCCAAATGCATCAAATAATGGAAACCCAAATAATTAAAAACAAAAATGGTAAAAAATCACTTTTTAGCCTTAATATATAGTTTAAATAAAAAAAAATATTTTAAAATATGAAGAATCTTAAACTCGAATTGTTTAACTTCAAAAAAGACCTCTCCCTTGATCAAGAAGAGATCTCTGTAATCATAGAAGGACACATGAATGCTTGTAATGAGCACTCTGAAAAGACTATAATCAACTCATTGAATGAGAGATTAAAGCCTTTCACATATGATAAAGAAGTAAAGAAGTTAATTGAAAGCCTTAATGATGATATGAGCAACTATGAGCTTTTATATGAATTAAAAAGTTTATATAATGTACTTAATTCACAAAATCAAGGTGAAATATACAGACAACCAATTAATGTTGTTTTACAAACAATTAATCTAGACTCAGATCAAGATAGAATGGCTAAGATTCTTAACGAATTGGCTATTTATGACTGGGTACCAGAAGTTAAATTATTTGTACACAATTTAACATCATCACCAGAGAAAAGAACTAATCTTTTAAGTGGTGGTAAAGGCGAACCAATATTTACTATCGTTGAACAAGTTGAAGATGGCCATATTGCTTTAGTTAAAGATTCTTGGTTTTTATTAACAGAAAATTCAATTGAAAAAACATTATTAGAAAATAACATTAAAGATGAGGAATCATTAAGAACTCTTAGAACTTTAGAAACAGCTATGAAATATGCTACTATTTCTGAAGATAGAGTTAACTTTAGAATTTCTGAATATTTAACATTAGGTTTAGCAGTAAATGGTAAAGGTGGTATTTATATCAATGATGATGAGATGAATGAAGAAACTACATTAGAAAGTTTATTCTCTTCTCCTATCGTTCCTATCGTTAACAAAAACTTTTATCCAGTTTTATTAGAAGTATCTAAAAACTTAGATAAATTTGTTGAGTTAGATGTTGTTAAAAGAGTACAAAACTTAATCAACCCTTATTTAGAGTGTTTCGCATTCAACTATAAAAACAGTACATTCTTATACAGATGTGATGAAAGATATGGTAACTCATTCTTCAAATACGAATCAGCTATTGAATTAGTGAACGAAGTAAGAAATGAACTTAATTATGACTTAACTTATTTTTATGAAAATAAATTAGGCAAAGAAATAATTGTTAAAAGAAAACTTGAAGATAAAGAAAGAGAAATCACTTTGAAACTTGAAGATGTTAACTTCAATATTGAAAAAGTTAAAGGTTCTATTCAAATGATTGGTGAATCTGAAGTGTTATCAACAGCTCTTAAAAACTTAGAGAAAAGAAAAACTAACCTTGATGGTGAGTTACTAGGTGTTAAAGAACTTCAATATAACGAAAGAATTAAACTTTAATTTTAATTAGATATTAAAAATCCTCAAAGAAATTTGAGGATTTTTTATTTTTAAAACTTTTTTAGTTAATTAATATATAACATGAAAGCATTCCCAAAAAAGAGTTCAGTCTCTTACAAAAAATAAATGCTAAATTAATGTACCTAAATAATAAAGATTTGTATGTAGAAGTAATAGTATCTAAAGCACAAGGAAAACTAACAAGAAACGCAGAAAAAATGTTAGAGCTACTAGCTAAAAAGACGATAAAAAAAATGAGATATTGGTCTAACGATGATAAGTTAGATTGTTACCAATCAGGATTATTAGATATGTTCCAAAACTGGTATAATTTCAACGAAGATAAATCTGTTAACGCATTCGCATACTTTACAGAAGTATTTAAGAGAGGTATAGCAAAAGGTTATAACGAACTTTATAAGAAAAAAGGTGATAACGACCACTTAATTAAATTAATCTCAATTGAAGGATCAAATGACGGAATGGGACTCCACTCACTCTAATATCAATCTTAAAACATTTGATATAGTTATGACACCATCATTTGGTGCTAGCATACCAATCAAGTCTCGTTTCTCTTCTAAACAAAAAAGACGAAAGGAAAAAATTCAAAACATATTTAAAATAAAAAAACCACTCATTTGAGTGGTTTTTCTTTTATCATTAATATTATAATTGAGATTCAACTTCAGAATAAACTGTTTCTAACATTTTAAGTGAAACTTGATAAGGATCACAGTTAGAAGCTGGTCTTCTATCCTCAAAATATCCTTTACCTTCAATAATAGCTTGTGCAGGTATTCTAATTGAAGTATCTCTTGTACTATACCCAAATGAGAAGTCATGAATACTTGATGTTTCGTGTTCTCCAGTCATTCTTTGGTCATTACCAAGTCCATAAACAGAGATATGGTCATTATGTCTTTCTTTTAACTTTTCCATAGTTTCTTCGATAAGTTTAAGACCACCTTCTTCTCTCATTTCTTTAGTTGAGAAGTTAGCGTGACAACCAGAACCATTCCAATCTCCTTTTAATGGTTTAGGGTGTAAAGAAACATTAACATTATATTTCTCAGCAACTCTTTGTAATAAATATCTAGAAATCCATAATTGGTCAGAACCATTTAATGATTTAACAGGACCAATTTGATATTCCCATTGACCCAACATTACTTCAGCATTGATACCAGATATATCTAATCCAATTTCAATACACATATTCATGTGTTCTTCAACAATATCTCTACCAGTAACAGTGTCTGCTCCAATACCACAATAGTAATCTCCTTGAGGTCTTGGTGATAAACCATTTTGTTCAAATATTTCAGGTGTAAAACCTAAAGGAATTCCAATTCCATCTCCAAATGGTCTTAATGGCTTATGTGTTAAAGTATATTCTTGTTCCCATCCAAACCAAGGTAGTTCAGATTTATCCATATCTTCAGTAATTGATAATTCATTTACTTTTTGTAAAAGTGCTCTTCTATGATTACTTTCGTGTACAGAACTATCTGGATTAAGAACTTCACAAAAAACTAATCTATCATTTTCACCTCTAAAAGGATCTCTTGATACAAAAACAGGTTTCAATAAACAATCTGTATTTTTTCCTCTTCCGGATTTAGCTTGTTTAGTTGAGCTACCATCAAAAGACCATACTGGATAATCTTCTGGTGACATACTGTCCACATTTTGAATTTTTGTTTTACTTCTTAGTTGTTGAGGTTGTGACCCATCTAGCCAAATATACTCTAATTTCATCATAATAGTTTTTTTTTATTTTATATCATTTATCAAACTTTGTTTATTATCAATAATATATTTAGTAAATTTTTTAATATGAATAAGGCAATTTTACAAATTTGGGAAGAATCAAGTATCGATAATAACATTTTACCGGTTGGTGGAACATTACATATAGATATTAAAGAAAGAAATAAGTATGTTAATAAAATGTACGAAGGAAGAGACTTAAATCAAATTCCAAATAACTATGAGAGAATATCCGGAAGTGAAACAGAAGTATTAATTAATGATTCAATCTTTAATATTCTTTTAGAAAGAAAGACTGTTATATTAGAAGAATATGAACTAAATAACTTAGTGAATATGAGTGAAATTATGATTGATAATGATTGATATTATTATATACACATTTTCTTTACTATTCATATGGAGTAATGTCTACTACGTCATCAATTATAATAGATTAGACAAAAGATTTGCTGAAAGAGATAGAAATTCAAAAGTTGATTTAATTTACTATGTAACAAAAGTTCTTTTTTGGATATGGTTAGTAGTTGGTTTATTCACCCCGATAAAGTATATTTTTATGATAATGATGGGAATAGGTTTGATAAGAATTCCAATGTATCATATAAGTAAAAATCTAACTTCAGTTTGGTTTAGATTAACACCTGTTTTTTATACTATATTAATGATACAAATTTTAATTGAGATATTTAAACATTAAATTTGTTTAAGTGTTGTTCTGTTATTATTATGAATTCATATCCTTTTTTATTACACCAATTAATCATAGTTTCCCATTTGTTTTTGTTTTTATAAGCCATTTTTAGGTCATACTCGAAACTTTTTAGTTTTTTAGCACCCTTTTCAGGAACACTTAACTTACCTTCATTAAGAGCGATAACCATATTATATTCTTTCATTGGTTTAACTTCAACAACTATTTGTTTTAGAGTACCATCACTTAATCTCATCTCATAATAAAAATCAGGATAATAACAATGTTCTTTGATTTTAGAATCACCATTATTGAAATGTGTCATTTGATAAGGTATTTTTAAACACTCAGCTCCCCACTTTGTTATAGCTGGATTATAATCTAACCAGTGCATTATTTTCTTTTCCCACGAACTTCTAAAATAAACTCCACCTTGTGTATTTAATTTTATAACCTTATCTTTGTTATTAGGAACATAATTTCCCTGGTTATAGTTTTTATTGTTAGGTTTAGAATTTAACATAACTTTTTTATTTTTATATATAAATAAAAGTTGAATCTATGGGAGAATTAGTTGAGAGAGTTAAATTAAATCTGTTAGTATATGGTGATGGACTTGTCGAAAACTTCCGAAATAACTCATTATACTTTTATGATAAATATCAAAAATCTGATAATGAGGTAAAAAATGTAAAGGTGTCGGATGTTTATCCTGGTGGTTTTTATTTCTTTCATTATAAAGACGACTCAAATTGGATGAAATGGTCTCCAGTATTTATCGCTGGTTATAAAAAGTTTTCTAACCAAATAGTTTTTTTCGCGGTTAACTTCAACTTTATACCACTAGAAGTAAGAGCAATGATATTTGACAAGTTTATAACTGAAGAAGATTTTACAAAAGATAAGTTTTTAAAAGTATCATATGAAGGAATGTATGAAGAATTAAAAAGATTAGGATTTGAATATGCACTAATGGAATTTAACTCAATTCAAATAGTAGCGGTTCATAAAATTAAATTAGATATGATTCCTAGATTTATATATTCACAACACCCAAAGAATGTATATGACCCTAAAAAGTTAATACAAATATGGGAAGCTAAAATAGAAACTAAAGATCAAAGACATAAAGAAATAATGATGTCTTCAATAGATGAATTTTATGATATAAATAAAGAAATATCAGAAAAGTATAGTGTTCTTAACGACCACGTTAAAAGAATACAGAAAAGTTATAAAAAATATGGTAAATAATAAATAATATATACACTATGAAAAATATGAAAAAATTTAACGAGTCTTGGTTTTCTAAAAAAAGTAACCCTGAAGAAATAACAGATATAACTCCAAGAGGAGTTTCAAGAACTTCTATGCCAGCAGAAAGAAATACATCATCTGGATTATCAGAGGAAGAATTAGAAGAGTTAAAAAGAAATAGTTCATCATCTAAGGTTGAAACTAAAGTTGATACTTATTTTATGCAAGAAATATCAGATAGACTTTTTGGCCCAGATTCTGAAGGTTATATACAAGCTATAAAAGAATTGAATCTAAAGTTCAGACCAAGAGAAGGAAGAACAGCTAATCAATTCTATGATCCATCTATATCAGATGAAAGAAGACATAAAGAAGATGAAATAAATAGAAATATATTAAAAGACGAGTAATCGTCTTTTTTATTTTACCCAAAAAAAGGAATATGTAAAAATTAATATATATTCTAAAATTTTATAATTCCTAAATGGCGTATAATGATGCAGGAAATTCAGCAAATTTCACTAATATAAATTCAGCTATAGAGAATAAAGGCTTATTCAGTCGAATTCTACGAAACTTATCTAACTATGGAATGAACTATGATGATATGATCATCAGAAATCAAGTTGGTATAGGTATTAACGAAGATCCATACGCTGCTAGAGGAAACTCAATGTATGACTTTTTCTCTCAAAGAGCTGTTGCTTCTGTATTAAATAGAAAGTCAATTCCTTACTTAGATAAAGCTTATGCTGATAAAAGAAGAATCCTAAGAGAGTATTCTATTAAAGATGAGATTAGAGACTTCGTATCAACAATAACAGATGAGACAATCGTTTATAACGATGAGAAAGACTTCTGTTCACCAAGAGCTTTATCAAATGACTACTCACAAGAGATTAAAGATAAATATCAAGAATATTTCGAGAAAATATATAATAAATTTGGATTCTCTGATAACATCACTGCATGGTCAATGATGAGAGACTTTATGATTGATGGATATTTAGCAATTGAGATTATATATGATGATAAAAAGAAAAATATCATCGGATTCAATAGACTAAGACCTGAGACTTTAGTTCCTGCTTACGAACCAAATATTGGTCACTTATGGATTCAGTTTCCAGAAGATCCACAATTAAGAAGAATATTCTTAGACTCTCAAATAATTTACATTTCATATTCAACACAAAATGATTATTCAGAAACATCTTATGTTGAAGGTTTAATTAAACCATATAATCAGTTAAAAATTCTTGAACAAACAAGAATTATGTTTAACATTATTAACGCAACTGTTTACCAAAAGTTTACTATTCCGATTAAAGGTTTATCAAGACAAAGAGCTGAAGAACAAATTGGTCAATTAATACATGATTATTCAGAAGAAGTAGAATGGGATGAATCTTTAGGTACTTTACAAATTAACGGAGCTAAACACTTACCTTATAACAAACAAATTTGGTTTCCTGAGGGAGATGCTGGTACACCAAATATGGAATTAGTATCACCACAAGGACATGACTTAAATGATGAAACTATGTTATCTTGGTTTTACAAAGCACTTAAAAGAGCTTCAAAAATTCCAATGTCAAGATTTGAAGGTGAAAATGGTGGTGGTAATTTAATTACAGATGCTGCTGAGATGACAAGAGATGAGATTAAGTTTCACAACTTCATTAGTCGTTTAAGAGCTAACTTCAAAGAAATAATTGTTAAACCTATAAGATTACAGATGTTAATTGAGTTTCCTGAGTTAAAGGATGACGAAGTAATGTTAAATCAAATGGATATTCAATTCTATACTAACCAAGTATTTGAAGAATGGAAAAAGATAAACAATCTAGCTAAAAAATCCGAAATCGTTGGAACTTTACTTGGAGTAATGAATGGTGAGAAACCTTACTTCCACATAGAATGGATTATGGATAATGTATTTAAGTTAACACCAGAAGAAAAAGCAGAAAATCAAAAGTATTGGGCGAAAGATCCATCTACACTTGGAGCAGCACCAGAAGGAGGAGCACCTGCTGAAGGTGGAGCACCGGTTGAAGGTGGTGGAGAAGCACCTGCTGAAGGTGGAGAAGCACCAGCACAAGGAGGAGCACAAGCAGCACCAGAAGAACCACCTGCTGAAGGTGGTGGAGAAGCTCCAGCTGAAGGTGGTGGAGAATTTGAATTTTGATAAATTATTATAAAAATAAAAACCTCAGAAAAATCTGAGGTTTTTTTATTTGAGTATTTTATTTAACTTATACTCTCTTTTATCTTCCAATTCTAATGGTTCGGTTATTAACTCACCATCCGATATTTTAATTTGCCATTTATTACCAGTCTTTTCATCCAATAAGACTAACTTACTAATAACTGTACAACCATCGACATCAACATTAATTGCAGTTGATTTTGATGAACTATTTATATTAAATACACTTGACATTATATTAATTTAAATCTTTTTTGACCATCTTCTGATGTTGAGTTCCAGATATCTAAAGGTCTAACATAAATAGAACCAAAGTTAATAGATTTATAAACTACTAACTTTTCACCTGTTTCTGTATGAGTAGCTAAAGTGATTACTTCATAAGTACCACCTTTATAATGTTTATATCTCTGTCTCGGTAGCGGATACTCCATTTTGAATATTTAATTTTTTACCAGTAACTGGATCGTAATTTAAAATTAATAACTCTACACCTTTAGCTTGTTCACCTTTACCCTCAGAGTTATTACCACCTTGAGCTGAACTTCTAAATACTTCTTTCTCAGTCCAGATATATTGGTCTCTTGGTAACAATTCTTCTAATAAAGGAAAATAGTAATAAGATAATGACCAACGAGATTTTGATTTCTTAATTAAATCTAACAATCTTCTATGTGAAGCCGGACCAAACATACCTTCTTTGTCAGCACCATACCAAGATAATCTCTTAGCATCATCATCGCCATTCTCATCAGGTCTGTGATAAGGAGGATCCAAATACAAATAAGTATCTTCAGCATCATATTGATTGATTAACTCTTCAAAATCAATGTTATAGAAGTCTGTAATAGTAGCCAATTTAGATGTGTACTTGTTCTTTTTCAATTTATCAATAAGAACTTCTAACTTCAAACGGTCTTTATCTTTCTTATAACCATTGAAACCAGCACCACGAGGATAAACCGAGTTATGAGCTGATGTAATTAAGAAAGCATAGATAGACGCTTTTTTGAAATCACCAATCTCAAAATTCATATTATCTAAGAAATCGTTCTTAATATATCTTTTGTAAATCTCTTTATAGAAATCCCACTTCTTCAATGGATCAGTTTCATCGGTATGAAGTAAAGTTCTTTTCAAAGCTTCTAAATACTTAACGAATTCTTCTGGTTGAGCACAACACTTGTATAGATTCGTCTGGTGACGATTTTTATCATTATAAACAACTACATCAAACTTTAGGTTTGGGTCGTCCATATACGTTCCCATAGAGCCAGAGAATGGTTCTATGTAGGTTTTTATGCTACCATCTTTAGGAATTTTTGAGTTAATAAACTCAATGAAAACATTTGAGGACTTACCTCCGAAATATGAAATTACACTCATTATTAATTTAATTTATTTTTGTCTTTTATTATATCTTCGATTGAAGGTTTTTGATTTTGTAAAGAAATTTCTTCACGAACAGTCATTAAAATTTTACCAAGATTATTATCACCTTTACCATTACAAACTCCCCAGAAATAATCTTTCCACCAGTTACCTTCAATTAACTCTTGGCCACCAGTAGATAATAACATTTCAGATAAAGTTTCATCTTTGAACTTTTGGCGAACAGCCCAGTTCATTACTTCTAATTTCTTTTCATCCCAACCAGTTCTTAATTTTATTTTAGAACCAATCTTCTTAACTTCAGCAGGATTAGAAATTCTAGCAATCATTTCACGAAAGTCACCTGGTGTGTAATATTTACCATTAATTAATTGTTGGTCATTAACTTTCATAGCAACATAAAAGTTCTCAACAGATGGGTAAGTAATACCCTGATGTTCTATTGTACAAGGGTAGAAGTTGGATAAGAATCTATAACGACCTTCAAATTTATCAATCATACTTATTATATTAACGAAAGGAATAAAGTTTACCTATTTAAAATAACAAAAGACCATTACTGGTCTTTGTTCTTGTGGAGATGACGTTGTACTGCCCAACGTGTCTTTTTCAGTTGTTAATAATTAATCTTTCACAGGCTTAGAAAGTTTTTATAAACTTACAAACTTTTTACTTTTTTTGAGAGACTCTAATAAGTAACAAAAAACCGTTTCACCCTTTTAGTCCTGTGTGAGACAGGTTGGAGAATTTTTTGATAATGAACTGTTGTTAGACAGCCATTAGATCTTCTACCAAGATCATGTTGTTTTGTAGTGCAAATACTAAATCTTCATTGCTAGCTACTTCATTTGTTTTGCCATTTACGACTTTACCATCTAATTTGTTAATCGGTCATATGACAACCCGATACCTGCATAACTACCACCACTCTGCAAATCAATTCTGAGACATCCCCCGGTGTATTTGTTATTATTTCTACAAATGTATATATAATATACCAAATATCAAAAAAGTTTAATAAATTTTAATTAAAAAGGTGTGTTACTATCACCTAAACCATCTCCATAGTAAAAACTAAATGTAAGCATTGGTAGACCTTTCTTATCTTCCCATAAATCAAATTCAGAATCATATTGAGCTAGAATATCTTTTTTCAATTTATTAGCAACACTAAAGATACTA